AATTCGGGACATACCACGTGGTTTAGTTCCGCCTCAAACTCCAACAAATCGAGATCAAGGGAGAAAGCCTACTCCTCCAACTCCACCTCTAAGAGATACTCACCCCCACTTAACTATGAAAAATCAGACTTTTCATCTCCAGGGGTTCGTAGACGGATTACGAGACTTGACAACAACGGAACGCCAACACAATGCCTATGGAGATCCTTTTACAACACTAAGCCCTGCGGTTCCTACTGTATCCACCATATTGTCTCCTCCCTCGACGACTGGGGACCCTGCACTGTCACCGGAGATGTCACCATCAAGTCTCCTAGGACTCCTCGCAGGATTACAGGTGGTGTATTTCTTGTGGACAAAAATCCTAACAATAGCTCAGAATCTAGATTGGTGGTGGACTTCTCTCAGTTTTCCAGGGGGCATACCAGAGTGCACTGGCCAAAATTCGCAGTTCCAAACTTGCAAACACTTGCCAACCTCCTGTCCACCAACTTGCAATGGCTTTCGTTGGATGTATCTGCGGCGTTTTATCATATACCTATTAGTCCTGCTGCTGTGCCTCATCTTCTTGTTGGTTCTCCTGGACTGGAAAGGTTTAATACCTGTCTGTCCTCTTCAACCCACAACAGAAACAACAGTCAATTGCAGACAATGCACAATCTCTGCACAAGACATGTATACTCCTCCTTACTGTTGTTGTTTAAAACCTACGGCAGGAAATTGCACTTGTTGGCCCATCCCTTCATCATGGGCTTTAGGAAATTACCTATGGGAGTGGGCCTTAGCCCGTTTCTCTTGGCTCAATTTACTAGTGCCCTTGCTTCAATGGTTAGGAGGAATTTCCCTCATTGCGTGGTTTTTGCTTATATGGATGATTTGGTTTTGGGGGCCCGCACTTCTGAGCATCTTACCGCCATTTATTCCCATATTTGTTCTGTTTTTCTTGATTTGGGTATACATTTGAATGTCAATAAAACAAAATGGTGGGGCAATCATCTACATTTCATGGGATATGTGATTACTAGTTCAGGTGTATTGCCACAAGACAAACATGTTAAGAAAATTTCCCGTTATTTGCGCTCTGTTCCTGTTAATCAACCTCTGGATTACAAAATTTGTGAAAGATTGACTGGTATTCTTAACTATGTTGCTCCTTTTACGCTATGTGGATACGCTGCTTTAATGCCTTTGTATCATGCTATTACTTCCCGTACGGCTTTCATTTTCTCCTCCTTGTATAAATCCTGGTTGCTGTCTCTTTATGAGGAGTTGTGGCCCGTTGTCAGGCAACGTGGCGTGGTGTGCACTGTGTTTGCTGACGCAACCCCCACTGGTTGGGGCATTGCCACCACCTATCAACTCCTTTCCGGGACTTTCGCTTTCCCCCTCCCTATTGCCACGGCGGAACTCATTGCCGCCTGCCTTGCCCGCTGCTGGACAGGGGCTCGGCTGTTGGGCACTGACAATTCCGTGGTGTTGTCGGGGAAGCTGACGTCCTTTCCATGGCTGCTCGCCTGTGTTGCCAACTGGATTCTGCGCGGGACGTCCTTCTGCTACGTCCCTTCGGCCCTCAATCCAGCGGACCTTCCTTCCCGCGGCCTGCTGCCGGTTCTGCGGCCTCTTCCGCGTCTTCGCCTTCGCCCTCAGACGAGTCGGATCTCCCTTTGGGCCGCCTCCCCGCCTGTTTCGCCTCGGCGTCCGGTCCGTGTTGCTTGGTCTTCACCTGTGCAGAATTGCGAACCATGGATTCCACCGTGAACTTTGTCTCCTGGCATGCAAATCGTCAACTTGGCATGCCAAGTAAGGACCTTTGGACTCCTTATATAAAAGATCAATTATTAACTAAATGGGAGGAGGGCAGCATTGATCCTAGATTATCAATATTTGTATTAGGAGGCTGTAGGCATAAATGCATGCGACTTCTGTAACCATGTATCTTTTTCACCTGTGCCTTGTTTTTGCCTGTGTTCCATGTCCTACTTTTCAAGCCTCCAAGCTGTGCCTTGGATGGCTTTGGGGCATGGACATAGATCCCTATAAAGAATTTGGTTCATCTTATCAGTTGTTGAATTTTCTTCCTTTGGACTTCTTTCCTGACCTTAATGCTTTGGTGGACACTGCTACTGCCTTGTATGAAGAAGAGCTAACAGGTAGGGAACATTGCTCTCCGCACCATACAGCTATTAGACAAGCTTTAGTATGCTGGGATGAATTAACTAAATTGATAGCTTGGATGAGCTCTAACATAACTTCTGAACAAGTAAGAACAATCATAGTAAATCATGTCAATGATACCTGGGGACTTAAGGTGAGACAAAGTTTATGGTTTCATTTGTCATGTCTCACTTTTGGACAACATACAGTTCAAGAATTTTTAGTAAGTTTTGGAGTATGGATCAGAACTCCAGCTCCATATAGACCTCCTAATGCACCCATTCTCTCGACTCTTCCGGAACATACAGTCATTAGGAGAAGAGGAGGTGCAAGAGCTTCTAGGTCCCCCAGAAGACGCACTCCCTCTCCTCGCAGGAGAAGATCTCAATCACCGCGTCGCAGACGCTCTCAATCTCCATCTGCCAACTGCTGATCTTCAATGGGTACATAAAACTAATGCTATTACAGGTCTTTACTCTAACCAAGCTGCTCAGTTCAATCCGCATTGGATTCAACCTGAGTTTCCTGAACTTCATTTACATAATGATTTAATTCAAAAATTGCAACAGTATTTTGGTCCTTTGACTATAAATGAAAAGAGAAAATTGCAATTAAATTTTCCTGCCAGATTTTTCCCCAAAGCTACTAAATATTTCCCTTTAATTAAAGGCATAAAAAACAATTATCCTAATTTTGCTTTAGAACATTTCTTTGCTACCGCAAATTATTTGTGGACTTTATGGGAAGCTGGAATTTTGTATTTAAGGAAGAATCAAACAACTTTGACTTTTAAAGGTAAACCATATTCTTGGGAACACAGACAGCTAGTGCAACATAATGGGCAACAACATAAAAGTCACCTTCAATCCAGACAAAATAGCAGCATGGTGGCCTGCAGTGGGCACTTATTACACAACCACTTATCCTCAGAATCAGTCAGTGTTTCAACCAGGAATTTATCAAACAACATCTCTGATAAATCCCAAAAATCAACAAGAACTGGACTCTGTTCTTATAAACAGATACAAACAGATAGACTGGAACACTTGGCAAGGATTTCCTGTGGATCAAAAATTACCATTGGTCAGCAGGGATCCTCCCCCAAAACCTTATATAAATCAATCAGCTCAAACTTTCGAAATCAAACCTGGGCCTATAATAGTTCCCGG